GTAAAGATGATTCAAATTATCGATAATAAGAAAGTAGAGATGACGCCTGACGAACATCAAATGTATTTGAAGATCGTCAAGTCTTACACCACCATGACTAATAAGGGCGAAGATCTATTTATTGATTTATTCGAGACTGATGAGAATGGTATCATTATCTTCCTTAAGCCACCCTCTAAAAGACAGACTAGTTTTGAAGTATGGATGTTTTTAATGGCACTTTGTCAGCATCAGCACTTGCGTCAAATGTACAAACAGGTAGAAGATGCAATTCAACAAATGAAAACGAAGATGCAAGAAATGTCTTTTAAATAATTAAGTTTGTCGAGAAAAAGTTCGTTTAATTCAATATTATAGATAGGAAGACAGATGGCTCAACAGGTAAGGCTTGGTGAACTCCTCGGAGACACCATGGAAGAAGAGTTTATTAATTTTGATATGACGGAAATCCAGCAAGTATTGGATAACCTTCGAGATATTAGTGCAATCGATTTGGCTCACGCCGAACTATTGCAACAACAGTCGTTAAGAGCCGCAGATATTCTCATCGAATACATGGCTAAAATAGCTAAAACAGTAGGACATTTAGAAGCCAAAGTTAATAGCACAAAGAATAGGATCTCAATGGAGTACCAAGCACCTGAGGGCGCACGTACCACCTTGGATATGAAGAAATGGGCAGGAGAAACGTCGCCCGAAGTAGTTGAAGTGCAGACTAGGTTAGCCGCCGCCAAAGGAAGTAAGGTTTACCTGGACCGAAAATACGAGATTTTAGTCAAAGCCCACCATCATTTTAAAGATATTGCGGCGGGCATGCGTAAGACGATCCTTGGATATAGTTCAGGTACCTCGGAACCCACGGCATCAGGCTGGGAATAATTGGAGAGAAAATGGCAGATGGTAAGAAGGATAAGTTTAGCGAGTTTTTCGCAAGCTTTGCAGAATCGGAAGATCATTTAGATTTCAGAATTGCTCACGAAACTGTTGGTGAAAAAATTCCAGCTATTTCTACTGGCTCTTACGCTTTGGATGATGCCCTATCTTCTGGTGGGCTTCCTAAGGGAAGATTAATTCAATATTACGGACCTCCCGGAAGCGGTAAGACTCTAATGGCTTTAATCGCCATCGTAGAGGCACAGAAAGATGATCCTACTGCACAGCAGATGTTCATCGATGCAGAACAGACTTTTGATCCGAATTGGGCGGAGATTCTAGGAGTAGATACTTCTAGAGTAATAGTAGTTGATAGTGACACTGCCGCTAATGGTCGCAAATGTTTCGAGATGCTCTTGGGTGTTCCTAAGGAAGATGCTAAGACTCATCAACTAAAAGGTAAAAGCAAGCCGGGACTGTTTGATAATATTATTAGTGGCGATTTCAACATCAATCTAATTGTGTTGGACTCACTGGGTTCCATCGTCCCGCCGGGAGAAGATACTTCTGCAGTTGGTAAAATGAACATGGCTCTTCTAGCCAGATTTCTTACAACTACTTTCCGCAAGCTTACTTTGGAAGTGAATAAAGCGCAGGTTCCTTTCATTATTATCAATCATCAGAAAGATAACATGGATCCATATGGTGCAGATCATACATTCTCTGGTGGAAACACTTACGCACATACTTTGAGCGCAAATGTTTATTTCGAAGCAGTTCAACGTAAAGATGCTATGATCTTGGACGAGAAGGAAAACAAGATTGGGCATCCTCTTCGCGCTACTATCGAAAAGTCTAAATTTGGACCTTGGCCACGCAAGTGTGAATTTAAGGTGAACTTTGGAATTGGTGTTATAGATAAGCACGAAGAAATCGCACAGCTTGCTTTAGATTACAATGTAGTGACCAAGCCGTCTACCGTGTCTCACGAGTACGGCGACCGTAAATGGGTCGGTTTTCCTAAGTATTCTGAAGCTATCAAAGACGATTCGGTTCTGGCAGACGAGCTACTGGTTAAAATAAATGCAGCTCGTGAAGCTAAAATGGAAGCCAAGCGCCAAGAACAAGCTGCAAAGAGAGCCGCTTTTGAAGCGACTGTTGCAGCCGCTCCTGAAAAGAAGACCAAGAAAGGTAAGAAAGATGCCGACTGATATTGCAATAGGAACAGCTAATTTGCCAACCGGAACCCCAATACTCAAGAAACCCGTCTATCTAATAGTGCTAGTAGATGGTTCTGGTAAGACAGCGACAGAGACGAATTTTATTGCCACCGATCGTCCAGATCTATCCTACGGTTTTGTTTCAGTAAGGGGAATTTATTGCGAAGCTGATAAAGAAGAGATTGTAAAGAACTTTGCAGAGCTTGTTAATAAAGCTCCGAAAGATACGGTATTAGAAATGGTATTCCCGGCTCATAGAATTAAGAGCATCAGAAGTTTAGTTTTTAATGCTGTCAAACCTACTATGGTTAGTAGATAATTAAGAAAGTGAGATAGAACATGTCATCTAAGAGAAAGTCAACAAGTGTCCGTAGCAGCACCACTCAAATCAGCGTCGATGATGTTGTATTAAGTGGTATTCTAACGGTGTTGGTTAGAAGCGATGTAAGAGGTTGGTCTGGTACAATGACGGATCTGCAAACAGCTCTCGTCAGAGTATTGGGCAAGAGACGCTCTTTGGTTCTCCCTGGTTCACCAGGGGCTCTAAGAGTCGTAGTTAATAGGGTGGTCAATCGACTACGCACCCGTGGTATCAGCGTAAGATTTACTCGTACGCCTGATCATGCAAGAACTCGTTTCGTAAAATTTTCTAGATAATTTGTCGAGAAAAAGTTTAGCGCAATATATTTATAAGCATGACAAAAACATGCTCTAAATGTAAAATAGAAAAAGATCTATCCACTTTCTCAAAAAGTAAGAGAGGTAAAGGTGGATACAGAGCAGAGTGTAAAGATTGCGAAAAACTGTATCGTAAAATTAATAGTAAAAGAAGGCAGGAATATAAAAAGTCTTATTATGAAGATAATAAGACTCAAATAAAAGAATATCAGAAAAATAATCAGGAAGAAATAAGAAAATACAAACAGGAATGGTGTAAGAAAAATACTGAAAAATCTAAAATACATAGAAGAGCTTATTTGAATGATCGTTATAAAAGCGATCCACTTTTTAGATTACACAGGATAGTTTCAAAAGCAACTTATGAGAGCTTGCGAAAAATAGATAGTAGTAAAAATAATCAATCAGTTTTAAAGTTTTTACCTTTCGAATCTTGGGCAAAATTGAAAAATCATATAGAAAAACAGTTTGAACCCTGGATGACTTGGGATAATCAAGGTAAATATGATCCAAAAACATGGAACGATAATGATCAATCTACATGGACTTGGCAGCTGGATCATATCATCCCGCAAAGTAGGTTCAAGTATAGCTCGATGAATGATGAAGAGTTTAGAAAATGTTGGGCGTTAGATAATCTTCGTCCATATCCATCTAAACATAATGTAACAGAAAAAGATAGAAGATAATATCAATAGGAGATCAAATGAGTACATTTGGAGAAGTAAGCTGGAATGATGATGTTTTCGCCGGCGAAAATAAGAAACAAACAAATAGTAAGGACCTCTTCCTTCGTCTCAGTGATGGAGATAATGAGATGAGAATTGTCACCCAACCTTTTCAATACTTGGTTCACAAGTACAAGAAGGAAGGTGATGCTGGATTCGGACAGAAAATTAATTGTTCCGCTATTCACGGAAGTTGCCCACTCTGTGCGTTGGGTGATAAAGCTAAGCCACGTTGGCTGCTCGGTGTAATCAGCAAGAGTGGCGCTACATCTGGCACCTATAAGATCCTGGATATTTCTTTCGCTGTTTTCGGGCAAATCCGCAAGTATGCAAGAAACACCAAGACTTGGGGTGATCCAACCAAGTACGACATCAACATTGTCGTCAATAAGAACGCTGACCCAATCAGCTACTACCAAGTTCAACCAATTCCTAAGAGCGCACTAACTGCTGAAGAGCAGAAGGTTCGTGATGAGAAGGTGGACATGGATGACCTGAAGCGCAGAGTAACTCCACCTACCGCTGATGTTGTGCAGAAGAGAATGGATAAGATCAACGGTGTTGCTACCGACGCTTCTGTCAATGGTAAGAAGACTGCTGCTGCCTCAAAGGTTGCCTCTAAGGCTACTACTCCGGCAGTTAGCATGACTGATGATGAAGATTTGGAAAATTCTTTTCCATCTTATGACGAGCAACAATCATAAGATCGTTTCTGCTTCCTGAGTAAAAGGCTTCAAGGATAATACTTTGAAGCCTTTCTAGTTTTATCGATAGGAGTTAATGTGGGATATAGGACTCAAAGAATTACCGATCGTTTCAAATACGAAAGGGACAAAGAACGTAAACAGGAAAGAACAGAAAATCGTAATAAACAACATATGAAATTATGGAATGTGGCTACATTTAGTTGGATAGGAAAGTCTTTTGAAACTGTACAAAATCCTATTTTCATGTCTTTTGTTAGCACAATTGCTACATTTTTAGCCGCCTATTTCTGTTTTGGTCTCGTATGGTGGAAGTTTGGGCTAATAGCTTCTGCTCCTTATATATTACAATTATCCATTTGGCTGATAAGGAAGTTTGTTCTAAATGTCAGTCGCATGTTAAAGTGGTGGGATCGTTTTTATGACTGGTGTAATAGAAAAAATTCCGGTCTAGAATAACCGATTGTAGTATTTTCGGCAACTTCTACTAATATTTTTTCATCTGTGTATGATTAAACGAGTAATTAGCATAGGTGAGCCGCAAGAGCCACGACAATGTCCAGTTTGCAAAAGAAAATTGCCAATTCAGCACTTTATAGATACTGTCAATTTATTTAAGTTGTGCGAAGAGTGTCGAGAAAAGGGACGTATAGCTAATGCTAAAAGAAAAGAAGCACGATCGAAACAAGCCAAAGAGCATTATCAAGTTCACAAAGAAGATATTAGCAAACGCAACAAAGAGTGGCGAAAGAAAAACAAAAATAAATTAAGTGAGTACGAAAAAAGTGATTTCAGAAAACAAAAAAATAAAGAGTGGAGAGAGCAAAAAAGAGTAGAAGATCGTTTTAGATTTGTTTGGTACGCTGCGAAGAGACGAGCAAAAGCTGCTAACGTTCCCTTCACCATAAGTAAGCGGAATATTATCGATATATTCCCTTCAGATGGGAAGTGTCCGATGTTAGGTATAGAGCTACAGTTTAACAATAAGAAGTCATGCGATAACTCGCCATCCTTGGACAGAATTATTCCGAGCGTGGGATATGTGCCCGGCAATATACAACTCATCTCTTACAGAGCCAATAGGATCAAGAACGATGCTAGCCTCGAAGAGCTAAAAAGTATTGTAGCTTTTCTTGAGCGAGGCGTCAAATGAAGAGAGTGCTTGGCTTCGACGTGTCCAGCTCGACGATCGGATATTGTGTATTAGAAGTTAGCGATAGCAACGATATTCAATTCATTTTATGCAATTATATTAAGCCTATCAAGAAGGGCAGTATCATTGAGCGTATAGTGCATACTCGTGATGTTATTCAGAGTATTATTGATCAAGTAAAACCAGATTATATTGCCATTGAAGATATCATTCAATTTATGGCTGGTGCATCTACTGCAAAAACAATTATCATGTTGACCAGTTTCAATAGGATGATTAGTTTAGTAGCTTATGATTATTTGAAGAAATGTCCATCACTATATAGTGTTATGACAATTCGTCATGGGTTAAAAATTAATAAGATTTTACCTAAGAAGGAAGAGATTCCTGAATTGGTAGCTAAGCACCTAAAGATTACGTTTCCCTATCTCTTTAACAAAAAGGGCAAAATTAAGGTGGAGAGTTACGATATGGCGGATGGTGTAGCGGTAGCACTCTACCACGCTCTCGTTCTCACCCAACGCATTAAGGTCAAGAAAAAATGAAATTATCTGAAGCTTATTCAATATTAGAAATACCCCAGACAGCCACGCCAGAGGAAGCTAAGAAGAAGTACCGAGAACTTGCTAAAAAGCTTCATCCAGACGTCAATAAAGCGCCCGATGCCGAAGCCAAGTTTAAAAAGATCAACGAAGCCTATCAGATTATTGAATCAGGTGAAGAGACCGATCTTCCTACTGGTAACCCTTTCAATCGTAGCTATGATCCCTTTCGTAATCCATTTGATCCTTTTAGTTCATCTAGAAAACAATATTATGCTGGAAACATAAGTGTTCAGCTTACCATTTCTTTTAAAGATTCAGTTCAAGGAGTAAAGAAGGAAATAAAATACTCTCGTCAAATCAAATGCCCACATTGTCATGGAAGTGGTAATAAGCCCATTAATAATGGTTGTAAGAAATGTAGTGGTCGTGGTCAAACTACGGTACGTCAAGGTGGAGCAGTTTATATCCAAACTTGCTCGGAGTGTATGGGCAGAAGCAAAACTGTTCCCTGTACCGAATGTAATAATGCTGGCGTATTAAGTAGTGAAGCGTCGGTACACGTTTCGATACCCCCAGCGGTCGTAGATGGTAATATTTTGCGTCTTCAAAGTATGGGTAATTTTGCAGGAACCTTGATGGGGCTACAAGATCAATATACAGACGTGCATGTACATATACACGTGACTCCAGAAGAGGGTCTAAAACTAGTAGGTAAAGATATAGTGTCAGATTTAAATATTTCTCTATTAGATGCTTTGCGTGGTTGTACTCGAAAAATCAAATCTATTGATGGTAATATGTCGATAACAATAGCTGATGGTACAAAAAACAAAGACGAAGTGGTTTTATCAGTAGGAGATAATAATAGTGTCAAGCATCGCGTCATTATCAATGTAGAATATCCTGACAATTTGGATCAATTGATTGATGTCTTACTTGAAGAGGAAAATTAAATGCCATTTAGTATGAATTGTACCAATAAGGGATGCCATAAAGTAATGGAGCCTTATATTGATCCTAAAGATGATAAAGTCTATTGTTCTGCTTGCGACAAAGAAATATCTAATGTTACTCATTTTGCTAAAGTGCAAATGAAGACCCTCAGACAATTTAAGCAAAAGAAAGTTATTTCTTTTGCTGTTAAGTGTCAAAAGTGTGGAAAAGAGGATCGTCCTAAGTTAGTGGGTGAGGATATAGTATGTAGGGCTTGTAACAAGCCGCACGAGCATCTTAGTGAACCCTTTAAAGTGATGCTGAGAGATAAACTTAGAACTGTAGCACAAGACGTTTAAGAAAGTCAATTATGTTCGACAAAATCATTGAGTCTTGTCGTTTTCTATTAGAAAATTATCCGGAAGCGCAAGAAGTGAAATCCTATTTAGATGTTCGTCTTGGCCACGCAAGTCAAGAACTCTTTCAGTTTGGATATTTTCCAAACACTGATCATATTCGGGTTTTAGCAGATTTGGTCGGTGAAGATACCTTACTTAAAGATGAATTGCTGTATTATAAATACATGGAAGACTCTCTTTTTCCTCGACGTTTCAAGTTTTGTTATTTTGAACAGCATCCACTTATTATGCCGTTCCGTGATCCCTATGGAGAGATTGTTGGAATAGTAGCCAGAACTTTACTTCCCGAAGATGAAAGAAAAGCTAAAAAGATAGTTAAGTATAAGAATACAAAGAACTTTAAGAAGGGATATCGTGTTTTTGGCTTGTTTGAAAATAAACAACACATCATAGATCAAAATAGTATTTATATTGTAGAGGGACAGTTTGATGCTATTAAGGCAATGGAAATAGGTTTTAGGAATATTGTAGCTATAGGAAACAATAATATGACTTCCTATCAATTTTCCGTCATTAGCAGATACACTAATAACATATTTTTGTTATTAGATAATGATGAAGCTGGCGCATTAGGGAGGGAACGCACGTTACATAAATTTGGCAGTTTAGCCAATATTCGTAATTTTTATATTCCAGAAGCCTACAAGGACGTAGACGAATACATTACCAAAGAAAAAATTGGTGATTACGCGAACATGTCGTTTGTCGTTAAAGACTAAAGAGGTAATATGTCAAAAAAGTTATTAGCATGGGAAGAACATACCAGACAAAATACAATAGATGGTCAGCCTTTTGGAGGAATGATTACTTATTGGCGCCGCTGCGACGAAAATGGAAAAGAAATAATTTATCTAAGTCCAGAAGGAGTAAAACCGTCACAATGTTGGGCTTGGATGTTTTGTGATTTTGGTTCCAGGCTTTGTGGTAGCTGTGATGATTTTGAGTGTGCGAAAATGGGTGCTGACGAAGTGGCACAACGATTAGGTTATGAGGTTGAGATAAAAGTGGGTGTTTTTAGTAAAATACGAAATGTGTTAGAAGAATTACTTGAGTTTAGGTTTTGAGATAAATCGTAGCGACCGATACCAAAGGCAATAACCGTGTTATATAATGTATAGGAGATACTATGCATTATATTTATAGAATTACTAATACGGTTAATGGAAAAGTTTATATTGGTCAAACCAACAACCCACCCCTACGATGGTCGCAACACAAGTCTAATGCTAAATATGATAGAGGACATCAAGTTATTACCCGAGCTATCACTAAATATGGAGCTAATGTTTTTGAGTTTGAGGTTATAGCTACTTGTCGCACACAAGATGATGTTGATTTTGTTGAAGAGCAAGTAATACAGGAATACGATAGTCGTAATCCAGAAAAAGGATATAATGTAGATGTTGGCGGGAACACTTCGCCAAGAACACCAGAGATTGTAGCAAAAATATCTGCTGCATTAAAAGAACACTATCAGTATAATGAACATTTTCTTAAAGGAAAAATTCTTCCAGAAGAATGGAAAGAGAATATGTCCAAAGCTGCTATGGGTAAGCCCGGCACTAATACTGGAAAAACTTTTGATGATGAGTGGAAAAATAAAATCTCTAAATCACATGCCGGGAAAGAACAAAAATCAAGAAGACGATTTTCAGAAGAAATAGAAAAAGAGATATGTAGATTGTATACAATGGATAAATTATCTACTTACTCTTTAGGAAAGAAATTTGAAGTTCAAAGAACTACAATAGCAGACATTTTGAGAAGACACAACATAGAAACTAGGCAATCAAATTATACTGGTCATTCTAATAACTGTAATATATTTACTCTTGAACAGGAATTAGAAATATGCAGATTATATCAAGAGGGAAATATCTCTAGAACTGAATTATATAAAAGATTTGGTTGCGGTAAAACTACTATTAGAGATATCTTGTTAAGACATAACATCAAACTATAAGGATGATTATATGACTAATAGTTATTATAAAAGAAAGAATAGATCAGATTCCTATCAGTGGGTTTTGCTCGAGACAGTTTGTTCCAACGACATGATGGAGGCTTTCTGCAACGAGGATAGCATTTATAATCGTTTGACCGGAGGTTTCGTATATGACGAGAGAATGTTGGAGTTGGAAGACCGACTCAAGAAAGAATTTTGGAGAGTGGTAGATACTCTATTAACACCAAGACAGAGAGAGGTGATTCGTCTGTATGCGGATGGTTATACTCAAATGGAAATCGCTAAGATGTTAAACGTGAACCAAAGTTCAATTACGAAAAGCCTAAATGGTAATGTCGACTATAAAAATGGGAAACGGGTTTATGGTGGGGCTAAGAAAAAAATTAAAAAGATTCTAGAACACGATGATGTAATTAAAGGCATACTTGATGAAATGGATGCTTTACGTGACGAAAAGTGGTAATTCGGAAAGTTCGTATCGATTTTGGACGTCCTGTGGTAATATTATGAAATTATCTATTAGTAGGCAGGCTACTAAAGTACAGAATATTATACCAATATTTATCTATTTAAGATAGAGCACCTTCTGTACCATGGGAGACATGATGT